GGAACGGGAGTTCCGATAGCAACAGTTTGATTGACTCCGGTATACGAACGGACAGCCATTACCCCTGAGTTGGAACCAGTCCACGTAGCAGCAGCTGTTTGAGCACCTGTGGCAGGATTTATAAGATAAAAACTATGTACTTTTCGGTCTACGGTCCCAGAAGTACCTAAAAGTGTCATGGGTACGCTGTTATATGTAACTGCCACGTTCGTGGATGTTGAAGTGTCGAAACATAAATCAACAATCAAAACCAAGTTAGAACCTGTCGCGGTGTGGTTAACATTTTTAGAAGTACCAGCATTAATAGTCCCTGTGTTAGCTGCGTCGAAAGCAATAGACGTAGTATCAATGGCCGTTTCGTTTGCCAAAGCTGAATCGTATCGAACCATATATCCTGCTGCCGTAAGAGCGTAGATGTTTGTATCTTTTGGATTTGAGATAAGCCAAGTAGGATAATTACTTACTAAAGCATCAGAAAACTTCTCATACCTGGTAGGCATGATAAAACCAGAAGTCCTCGTTCCAGCTGTTATAGCTCCCCCACTATCAGGGTCTGAGAGAGCAAAGTCAGGATCAATACCGAGGCCAATATTAAAAGCCCCGTCAGAACCCTTGTATTGGGTTTCACTTGCTCCTCCCAAAACGGAGTCAATTTTTATCGTTTCTACAGACATTAGCTTATTGCTCCAGTGTTTATGTAGTTATTTGGGTTTCTCGGCATTTGTTGGTAGATACCCGGGTTAAGTACGTTTGAAGAAGAATTGTCGGCCTCAGAAGCCTCCATCTCAGCAAAAAGATTCACATACATGTCGTTATACAGCTTGCTCTTTACCTGGTCAGGCTTGATTGAGGTGAAATAGTGAACTAAAGCCTTGTAAACAGGAATCATGTGGTAAGCCTCTGGAAGGAGAGAAACCTGAGCTATTGTATAAGCGGCTGTTCCTGCGGATATAGAAAGACCACTGTAAAGAAAATCAAGCGTTAAAGCGGTTGTAGAACTTACTGAAGTGATTTCATACCATTCCCCATCCCCTGTGTTAGCGGTGTCAGAATCAGTAATACGAATCCAACGGTTAGCCATTTTGACCGTCCAAGAAGTACTACTACCTACTACAGCTGAAGCTCCGTTGGCAATTGAAGTGATAGTTCCGGCAGTATAGTCAGCGATTGAAAGATCTTTTTGCTTGCGTCCGTATTTAAAAGTAATGGCGTTTGAAGTCGAAGAAGAAGGAGTCGGGTAAAACTCTAGAGTGGTGTTATTAACAAAAAAGTATTCAGGTATGTCTGAAGTCGGAGTAGTGCTTTGGTTCAACCTGTCCCACTCTTCCCGCGAGTTGACTTGGATTGGCCGGTATTTCTGAGTTGAGATGGTTACTGTAAGACCAGTAAGCCACTCTAAATCAGACGGCAAATCATACGCCTGTTGGGAGGCGACAGTTGAGAGAGTCTTTGATTTTTCAAGAAATTTCCAGCGTCGAGCGTTAAGAATCTGACGACGACATTCGTTCATCAGAATAGTCCCTAAATCCAGATTGGCAGTCGAAGAATCGCTTGATAGTTTTCCGTAGAGTGTGCGTTCCCCCGTGTACGAAATCATATGTGTATTTTGATAGTTTCAATAATTCTTTCTCTCTTCGCTTCTAATTCTTCGACTTCTTTGATTAACAAAGCTTTCTGTTGCTGTAGTTTCTGGTTAAAAATGCAGAACTCCTGCCAAGATTTTTTCTTTTCTTCGTCCCAGGATTCCTTAGCTTCAGAGATTCTCTTTTCTTCTTCTATTCTTTTTCTTTCAATAGAAACTTTCCGAAGCCTTTTCTCATCTGCTTCAATCGTATTCACTCTCTTGCTGTTTTGCTGGGAGAGTAACTGCATATTAAACGGAAGCTATATTGCCATCATCTGAAAGAGGAAACCATCGAGCATACCATTTAATAACTCCAGAAGCTGGGGTGTTAGTAGTGCTGTAAACAAACTCGATTTGCGTCAAAATACCACCGTCTTTTTGTGTAATACCAAATGGCATCAAGAGTGATGGAGCGGTAGCGGCTACTGGGTCAGTCACACGTCCAGCTGAAGCATTAGCTCCTACTACGGCGACACCAGCGACACTCGTACGAGCGACAAGAGAGCCTACCGTGAATGAGGAAAGTGTGGTTCCAGAAGCTAAAGAGATATCCGGAGTAGCAGTTTGGTCGTTGATCTGAAGGTAAGCGGCAGTAATGTTTGAGCTTAAAGCAGTCGTAACAACCCCGTATAAACCGATAATTTCTACTGAACCAGTGACAGTGAAGATAGGCACATTAGCGGTTGTGTTGTTTGCAGAAAGAGTCAAGCTCTTAGTGACGAGTAATCCGTTTTGAATGGGGACTCGGTTGGCATCTCTAGGGAGAGCACCTTGAATATTAGCCATAGTTTATTTCTTAGATTTGAGTTCAGGGAACTCTTCTTCAACTTCTTTCTTCTTAGATTTCTTAGGAGCCTTCATAGCCATCTCTAATTTTTCTGGCGTTTCGGCTTCTACAACTTCGTCTTCAGGGAGTGCTTTTAAGCAACGTGTCTGGAAGGCAGAACTTTCCCGATTAATAAGAGCATCCTTGTTTTCACGGTTCATTTCTCGCATAGTCAGGTGTTCCGCGAAGTGTTGGGCGATGAAATCTTGTAACATCATTTTCTCCCCGGCCTTCACGCAATAACCAACACCATCCCACTTAGCACCGTCTTCGGCAGTGAAGTCCTTATTTGAGTAGTTAAAAAAGATTCTAGCTGAGTTCATATATTTTTCTTGTGAGGTGGTGAGTCTCGTTGTTTAGCACCAAACCCACTAAGGCGGTTTTTAAAAAGATACCGCCAAACTTTTTCCTCTTAATGAATTGAGAGGAAAATAAGAGCGTACTCGCCAGTGATACCCGTAGCAACGTGATGACCAAGAATGTTGGTCGCAGCGATTGCGGGAGCAGAAGAACCAGAAGTTCCACCACTGAGAGAACCTACTACCTTTCCGGCTACTCCAGTTCCTGTGAAGAGAACAGAAGCTACTCCGAAGGTTTGGATCCATCCGTACTGGGCGTTCGTGATGACGCTAGGAGCGACACCTACAATTACTCCAGTAGGAGTTCCGGGTTCGACAACCACACCTGAGTAAGGATGAGGAGTCACGATTACCTTTGAACTAGTTGTAAGAGCTACCCGAATAGGGTCTTCGAGGTAAATAACAAGTCCGGTAGCTCCAGAGGTAGCAGTATTCCCCTTGATTCGAAGGAGTTGACCAACACCAGTAGAAGCGTTAACTGAGAGATACCCACCAGCTAAAGCGTTGACCGCCACAGTGGTTGAAGTAGAAACAGTCACTTGAGTGTCACCGATAGCCTGTGCAGCTACTCCTAACCCGCCTGAAGGCTGAAGGTTGGTAGCGTCAAGCGCAGAACTTTGGTACACCTTACCAGCAACAGTTGAGACTCCACCTACAAGAGCGTAGCGGAAACCTCGTCCATCGGCTGTCTCTGCGTATGCCCCGATGTTCATCTGAGCTGTGGCAGAACTTGTGAACGCATCTTGTCCCACAATTTCAGGGACAGTTGATAATGACGTTTGTGCCATATTTTTAATTGATTAATTGATTAAGCGGCTGCGAATATACCAGACTGTGCTACTACTCTCCAAGAAGTACCATCACAGACAAGTGTGATAGTGTCTCCAATAACAGCAGTTGCCTGAGTATTGGTTAGAGTAGTACCGGTAACAGAAGCACCAGCAGCGTTCGCCTTAGCGAATATAGTGCCGCCAGTTACTGTAAATCCAGTTGTAACGTCTGAGACTGTGAAGGTATACCATAAACCGTTGGCTGCCGTAGGAAGAGTCCAAGAAGGGCTTCCAGAAGTAGAACGATTATTGAATGTTTGTCCACACTGAGCTGCAGTTAGAGCCACAGTGGCTCCAACAAGTGCGCTGTTCGTAACTGTTCGGAGTGGAGATGCTCCACTACCCGCTGCAGTAAACACAGGGGCAGCCGTAAATGTTGCTGCGCCGGTCACGGCCAATGTGCCACCAAATGACACATTCTTTTGAGTGTTTAACCCGTTGTACTTCACTGTTGGTACTGCATCTTCGATATAAATTGCCATAATTGTTGTAGAGCCCTCTCCCGTCAAGCGGGGTCAAAGGCCATTAGGGATTAAACACCAGTGATTCCAGTCAATCGGCCATGTCGGCGTGGATTGAAAGAAAGCAAGTTACCACCGTGGTAAATCTTTCCGGTAATAGCAGCTTGAGAAGCACTCTTCACCCAACCACTGAATCCGAATCCAAGTCCTTCTGGCTGTCCGTAGTCGTTACCAACGATTACAGTCTTGTACTTAATCTGTTCGTTCATAGCGACAGGAAGAGCGTAGAAGTCTAGGTAGTCTTCATTCAACATGTACATGTTTCCTGAGATGGCCTTTCGGTCAGCAAGGAAAGGAGTACCTGCAAAGTAGAGACCAGTCATTTTGAATCCAGTTCCTCCTTCGAGGCCGTGCTTCATTATGCTGATATCCTTTGCAATTCGTTCTTGAGGTTGTAACAGTTGCTCGTAGTAGCTGAATACATCGTTATCACCGAGGATAAGCGTAGGAGCTTGTGAGCCGTCGGTAATAGCGTTGTAAAGGGTTCGCATCTTTAAGAGGCTTAAAGTACCACCAGAGGCAGTATCAGTAGCATTCAAAGTTGTGAAGGTTGCGCGAGTTAAGCCACCATAAGTAGCTACATCACCACCATCATCGACAATTGCACCAAGACCGAGATAGTCCTTAGAACCATTGCCAGTTCCTTGTCCATAAAACATTGTTCCGAGGTCGTCAGCAGCATCGTTAGCAGCTCCTTGCATTTCAGTAGCCATCAAGTCGTTAATCTTTGTTTCAGATACGGCGTTGATAGATAGTTCATCCAAAGGAAGAGATACGTTGATTGCATAAAACTTCGGGTCAAAAGCTAGTCTCTGACGGTTGTCAGTAGCAGAGGTAGAAAGATTATCAAAACCTGCAAAAGAACCACCAGTGGTGTTCTTTGAGACTTTAATAGATCGTTTCATCTGCTCACCAGCCCATTTCTTTGTTCCTGAGAGTACACGGGTTGTAAGCGTGTTCGCTCGAAGAACGGTGTCCACAGTTCCAGCCAAGAGCTTATCTTGGGTGGTCGTGAGTACGCGATTTGTTGCCATATTGCGTTAGTTAATTTAATTAGGTTTAAACCCACTGAAGTCTTCTGGGTTGAAAAATTCTTTCCCACTGAAGCCTTGATTGGGCTTGATTGCACCAAGAGTCTTTTTCACTTGACTCTTTACTGATGGAGTTTTGTCAGCTTCCATTAAGCGGAGTCCAAGGGCGAAATTCGGTTTCCCGTCTGTCGTCCAGAGTCCTCCTGGGACATCTGTCATGAACTTCATCAGTGTGTTGCGATCAAAATCTTTCCCTTCGGCTTCCAATTCGTCCATCATGCTGTCGTATTCGGCAGTCATTCTTTCGGTTTCTTCTTCCTCTTGTTGTTCTTTTGAGCGCATCTCAGCAACCAATTCTTCCTTGATAGCGACTCTTTGTTCTTCATTGAGAGCCTTCCATTCTTGGTAAGCGAACTGGTCCTGTTGTTCATCACCAGTCGAGTAGAGTTTTAGCCATCTCTCTGGGATTTCCTCGCCTTTTGTTTCAGTGCGAGATTCAAGTGCAGCGAGTCTTTCTTCTAAAGCATCAGCCCTTTCTTTTTCAATGGCTCTATCTTGTAAGAGTTTCTGTACTCGCTTACTTGTCCGTTCCTTCAAGTCGTCATCTTCTTCAGTAGGAGTATTTTCGCCCTCCTCTGCTGGCTCTTCGACTGGGGTCTCCGGTTGGTTTTCTTCTGCTGGCGTAACAGTTGGAGTTTCCGTCTCCACAGCCTCGTCTTCTTGAGGCAAGTCCGCCAATACTTCCTGCACGTTTATCTCTTCCATAATTTGCGCGAGCTTGAGGTGCTGCGAGACCTGGTCTTATTTAATTATTCTGTTGGTGTTTCTTGTGCTATAGCTTGTTGGTCTACTTGCTGTTGAAGCTCTTGTTGCTGGACTTGTGCCCCTATCTCGGGAAATAGGAGGTTTGGTGCTGCTTGCCACATATAGGTGCGCTCTGCGGTTTCTTTTGGATTTGGGTAGCCCATTTTGTCGAAGGCGGTAATAGGGTCTATTTTTCCTTGTTGTAGTAGTTCCTTAGCTTCTTGTGCTTTTTCATAGTCAGAATCTGGTATAAGTGAACCTTCTTTTACTGAAACGGTGAGTGACCGGGAATTATTAAAATCAGAATTCTGGATGGTTATGTATTCGATAGTTTTCTCAGCTCCCATCACTGACGCGTAATGAGGCTCGTCATAGTGGACGTACATAAGCTGAGTCCACCAGTTGAAGACGTGATCTGCGAACTGTTCGAGGTATTCGGTTACTCCTCCACCTATACGGTCTGAGTCTGATTCTCGTACTAGTTGCTTACCTGTGGCAGTCTCAGTAGCTCTTAGTCCAGCAGGATTTGAACCTGAAATACCGTAAATGCTTCGTAAACTCTCTCGTTTATCAGCGAGTTGAGCGAAGATATCGGCAGGTAAAGCTGGTGCTTGGTCTCGGTAGACCGCCTCATTGGCTGCCCCAGAAGGAATCCACACAGTTCCACCGTTTCGTAGAGCTTCGGTTACGTCAGTCGCTTGGTCTTTGGTAAGACCTGAGCGTTCACCCGATACCACTAATCCCCCGTTCATCGAGTCAGCATTACGGTCAATCTGGATGTTTCTCTTGTTGATTACGTCCTGGTTGGCGAGGTTTTGACCGATATTAGAGGTCTTATCATGTGGTTGAAGACCTAGATTGAGCGTAGAAAGGAAAGTGTAAGGAGCTTTTGGACTCTTAAAATGGTTAAGTCCTTTGACTGGGTTCATTGACTTAACACCATAGTCATCCGTAACTTCTTCCTCAGAGTCGTAGTTCCAGTGAGGATTGTTGGCTTTTCCGAGAATAGTCTTATCTAATTTCCAGAATACGTATTCAGCAGGGTTGTTTGACCACCATTCTGTGTAATCAAGCATGGTTCCTAACTTTCCGCTTACTCTTTGGGTGATATATTCCTTCTTATCTTCAAAACGAGCGATAAGGTTAGATGCGGTGTCTTGCATCCTCTCTCCGATATATTGCCCGGTGTACTCCATCTGTTCATCTATGTATCCCTTAGGGTCCAAAATGAGGTACTGAGGGCGTTTCGCCTTAGAAGTAAGGTCACTCTCCACTTCATCCCATCCGTGCTTTAGATAAGCCAATAAGTAGAGTTCTTTATGTAAAATAACTGTCTTGAGCTGGATTTTTAGACGCAAGCGGTCAGCGTGGTATACCAGCATTTGCTGTGTGTCTTTAGCTAGTAACTGCCCTTCTGCTGTGTCGTCTCCCCTTACGAAAGGTTCAGGATTTTTCTTCGTAGCTAGAGCTCGGTAAGTTTCAACCGCTTCGTAGATGATGTTGTCCATCATGGGACGCTCATCATTTGAATTGGCAAATTGTTTACCTAGCCAGTAGTTTTCGTTCTCGTCCTGTTTCTTCTTAACCTCACCTTCGTAAGACGTGTATTCCTGCTCCCATTTCTCAGCCAAGGCAATGAGTTCTTCGTCCTTCATCTCTAATTCGAGTTCCGGGACAAGCTCAAGCTGGCTGGTGGTGCCAGTCTTTGTTTTATTGGTGTTATCACCAAGAGTTAAGAATCCATCCAATAGACCCATTCGTTTACGTTATTGCGGCGGGCGGGTAGTGCTTTTGCTGCCTATCTAAGAGACAAATCTGATAGTAGGAGTTTGTGCTAAGTGACTATTTCCCTGAGCCGTACGTTTGGATGTACCAACACGCCGCAAAAAAATAAACGCAAAAAAAGACGCAACCTTTCGGTGCGTCCTCTCGTTTTCGAGTCAGACTTACGTACCCTTTCGGGCAAATAAACTAAACTTTATTCAATTACTTTAAAGATAGCAAACTTATTTAAATCTGTCAAGCCCTTAACAAATTTATAACTGTATTTCGGTTCTACTTGGCTGACTTCTCCTTCGTGAAAGGTGATGAGAACATTACCAAATCCGTTTCTAGCTACGTCTTGTAACACTACTTCTATTTGAGCTAATACATCTGGAGGAATCATACGCGCCAGTCTGATGACTTCTTAGAATAAAACGTCTTTCGTATATCTTCTGGTGTGACAACTTCTTTCGCTTCTTCTTGGGCGTGAATTTTTGTGGGTTTATTCAAAACTGTTCCACCATTCCCAAACCTACTCATACCTATACGCCAATAAGCTGTCGCGAAAGGAAAATCTGATTGACCGTTCTTGACCCATTTCTTAGCCTTTAATATATTCGTTTTAGAATCGTATTCCTTGATGCGGGTCAGGTTATTCCAGTGCATCATGTATTCACCCCAGTCCTCTACTGTCCCCATAACTGGTACGCGTTTAGAGGTGAATTCATCTACAACAAGCTGGAGTGTGCGGTTTCTATCAGCTATTACAGCCCCTTGTTCGTCATGTTTCCCCCACCTTACTAACTCTTTAGTCTTTCTGTCTTCACCAAATAAACAGAGGTATACACGGCCCGGGTACTTTTCTCTTAAAGCCCTAGAACCGATAAGGTCTCCCATCTGATCGCATATCACTGTCATTCGAGGCCACCTTGTCATTAAGTCTTCAATCTCGGTGTAGTCTTTCGCAACAGCATAGTGAAACAACCCTTTTTCAGTTCCAAGTACATAGTAAAGTGAAGTACCCGTATCAAGGCCCATGACAACTCTTTCGTTCGCACCAGGGTAAAGGTTTTCATTGGTTAAGTTTTGCTCAAAAGCTGTTTGAGTAAGTTTATTCCCACCCCCGACAAACGGGAGTCCGAGGACTTTGTTGTAGAAATATTCATCTGATTTATTTTTGTAGTAACCAAGGATTTCCTTAGCTGACACCGTTGGAACCACTAGCAAAGGAATCCAGTAGCCTCTAAAGTCTCGTTCTTCTGTTTGTTTATATTTTGCAACCCATCGACCCCTGCGTCTGTCGTCATCATATATCTCTTCCTTGCAGTCTTTACACTGATAAATCTTACGCTCCTTACAGATAGATTCAGGCCATGAGAGGTACTGGTCACTACCACAATGAGAGCAAATAATGAACCAATGATGCATATCCGACATCTGCCAAAATTTGT